TTTCCCTATTTGGAAATGCGAAAAGAATGGAATGGTTTTATTGTACATAAATCAGAATATGAACCAAAACAACCGCAACTAGGTCCTTTCCATATTGGAAATGATCCTATTGCTCTTCGTAATCCTAGACCTTCAAGAGTAGCACCCGCGGTTCCTGTTTTATTACCTTTAAATCCTTTTATAACAACACAAAGCAATACCACCATTAAAGTTAATTCTCCAGATCATGGAAGATCAACGGGAGATATTGTAAGATTTAGAAATTCTATGGCTGTGTTTGGTATTCCTGCTTCAGAAATAGAGGATGAAGATGGATATACTATAACTAAGGTAGATGATAATTTTTTCACATTTGTTTCTACTACTTCTCCTGGTGAGTCAGGTGAAGCTGGTGGAGGAAGAGCAAATGCTGGACCAGTAACAATTACGGCATAATATGGCAACATTAAGTGAAATACAGGATGATGTAAGAAGTTATACGGAAGTAAGTTCTAATGTGCTTTCTAATTCAGTTATTAATACTATGATTAAAAATACCGAAAAACGTATTTTTAGAACTATTGATCTAGATGTATCAAGAGGGCATATGACAGCTAACCTAACAGCCGATAATCCTTATTTATCTATGCCTGGAGCAACAAGCACTACTTTTATTAGTGTAGATTGGATGCAAATTAAAGATAGTGCTGGAAACAGAAAATATTTAATTCAAAAAGATTTGTCTTTTCTTACAGAATATAATAAAAACAGTAATACAACTGGCGTACCAAAATATTATGGAAATTGGGATAATGATACTGTGTACGTCGCTCCCACCCCAAGTTCGGGATTTACAGTAGAACTTGCAATGAATAGGATGCCTAGCAGTCTAACAAACGCCGGCTCATCAGGAACAACTTGGTTGAGTACAAATGGCGAAGATGTTCTTTTGTATGGATGTTTGGTTGAAGCCTATAAGTTTTTGAAAGGCCCTGCTGATATGTTGCAGATGTACCAACAATCATTTCAAGAAGCAATGCAAGCCTTTGCTATTGAACAACAGGGACGTAGAAGACGAAGTGAATATTTTGATGGAGTCTTGAGAATACCTCTCGAGTCTGCACAACCATAACTTTTAAGGAGAAAATATGGCTATTGAACAATGTATTGTTAAATCGTTTAAGCTTGAAATTTTAAAAGCTTTGCATGATTTTACTGCATCTACTGGTAATTCGTTCAAATTGGCACTTTTTGATTCAGAAGCAACGTTAAATAATACAACAACTGCTTATGAAACAACTGACGAAGTGAGCAATTCAGGAACTTATACTGCTGGTGGAGGAGCCTGCACAGTTGAATCTACTTTTCCAAAATTAGATAATACAACTGCTATTGTTGATTTTGCAGATGTGTCTTTTACAAGCGCAACTATTTCAGCACAAGCAGCGGTTATTTATAATAACTCAACTGTAACTGGTTTAACTACTAATGCTGCGGTATGTATACTAGATTTTGGTGGAGTTAAATCTTCCACTGCTGGAACGTTTACAATTTCATTTCCTGCTGCTGAAGACGATAGTGCGATCTTAAGAATAGCTTCTTCATAATTTAAGGAGGCTTAGATGGCCAGTATACAAGGCTGGGGACGTGATACATGGGGATCTGGTGCGTGGAGTGAATATTCTACAATAAGTGTAACAGGTCAACAAGCAAACGGAAGTATAGGAACAGGTTTTAGTGTAGTCACCAGTCAAGTAATTTCGGTTACTGGTCAGGGGGCTAACGCTAATGTAGGGACTGCTACGGCTGGTGGTTATGCCACTGTAAGCGTAACAGGTCAAAGAGCCAACGCTAATGTAGGTAATGCTCTTATTAATTCTGGGCATGTTATTTTTGTTACAGGACAAGAAGCAACTTCTACTTTAGGAGATACCACCGAATCTGCTACCATGACCACGGGATGGAACCGTGACACAGATATTAATACTGGTGCGTCTATTGGTTGGGGACAACAACAATGGGGTGCTGAAGGTTTATCAAATTCTGTTACAGGTGTAGAAGCCGAAGCAGATACAAGTGGAGTTCAATCCGCCACAGGTAATGCGGATATAAGTGCTGATTCTCAAGTTGGTACTTTTACTATTGGTCCATATTCTATTTCAGGAGATGGTAATACTACTATTGCCGTAGCTCCAGAACATGAAATGGATGCTGATGTAGGATCCATCACTGTCAATATATTTATTGATGCAGCTACAACAGGAGTATCAGCCGACGCAGATGTAGGAACAGTTATTGCGCCAGCTTTAGCAATGCCAACGGGTGTAGAAGCCGAAGCAGATGTGGGAGATGCCACTACCTCTAGCACATATAATGTTACAGGAATTGAAGCTACAGTGTCTATTGGAGACTATGGAGTATCTGGAGGTTCTAGTTATCAGGTAACTGGAAATCAGTTGACATCTTCAGTGGGTAGTTTAAGAATAACTAACTGGTCCGTTATAGATGACAGTCAGACTGCGGATTGGAAAAATGTTTCCCTGGCTGCATAAAATGTTTTCAATTATTAACAAAAGGTGTTAAATAACAAGCTATGGTATCAACGTACTCAACAGGATTAAGAACAGAATTACAAGTTACAGGAGAAAATTCTGGTACATGGGGAACGATTACTAATAATAACTTTTCTCAAGTTTTTGAATTTTCAATCGCAGGAGTTTATGCAAAAACTCTAACAGATGGTGATTACACTTTAACTAATGCTGATGGTCCACAAACTCAAGCAGCAAACGAAGCGAGACAAAATACAATCGTTTTTTCAGGTACTTTAACTGCAGCTAGAACTATTCAGTTTCCTGCAACTCAAAAAACCTACATGATCTATAATAACACTTCAGGGGGATATAATTTAACTTTACGTTTAGGAGCTTCTGGAAATACAATGAGCGTTGTAAATGGTAAAATGCGTATTGTTGCTACAGACGGAACTAATTGGTATGATGTTTTTTCTTTAGCAGGTTTAGGAGAAGCCTGGGTAGCAAAAACAAATTCTGATTCACCTTATACAGCTTCAGACGGTGATAATATTTTTTGTGATTGTTCAACAGGAGCAATTACTATAACTTTACCTGCGTCTCCTTCTATTGGAGCTCAAGTAAAAATTATAGACGGTGATGGAAATGCAGCTACTAATAAT